ATTTGGGGTAGTTGCGTGTGGTAGACAGTTTGGCAAATCATTATTAGCACAAAACTTATTATTGTATTGGGCATTACAAAATAAAAATGCTAAATGTGCTTGGATATCTCCTATATACAATCAAGCTAAAAAAATATTTCAAGAACTAAGTAATGCCGCTAATGCGATTATAGTTCATTCTAATAAGGCAGATTTAACAATGGAATTTGTAAACGGGTCTACATTACAATTTCTATCAGCCGAACGTTATGATTCAATCAGGGGTTTCTCGTTTAACTATATGGTAGTAGATGAAGCAGCATTTATTAGGAAGGAAGCAATGGATGAAGCAATCCTACCTACATTATCAGCTATTGGTAAAAAATGTTTTATTATCTCTACACCTAAAAGTAAAAACTGGTTTTATACCGCATACCTTAAAGGTAGCAGCGAGGGCGGTGACTACATCTCGTTCCGCGGTATATCACGAGATAACCCGCACGTAGACGCAAATTTTATATTGGAACAAGCTAAATCATTACCTACAGACATTTATTTACAAGAATATGAGGCAATATTTAGTGAAGCTACCAATGATGTATTTAGAGGATTAGATTTAGTATGTAATTTAAATAGCTGGGATGAATCAAAAACAACAAGAGATTATTTTGGAATTGACTGCGGAATGTCTAATGACTATACAGTATGTGCAATATTTTCCGAATCCGGTAGATGCAAAAAGATTCTTAGATTCAATGGGAAATCTTTTGAAGAATCTGCAAAAACTATCATCAACGAATTGCGACGATTTAACATCAGAGGAGGTTATGTTGAGACTAATGGTCCAGGACAAGCCCTCTTTGAATTAATCAAACAATACGAACGTAATACAAAACCATTCTATACTTCACAAGATAGCAAAGCACAAGGTGTTCGTAAATTAATTCAAGACATAGAAAGTGGAGCAATAGAATTACCTGATAAAAATTTAATGCCTGAGTGTTATAACGAATTATCAGCATATACTTACAAAGTAAATACAAATGGTAAATTATCATTTAGTCATCCTCCAGGTTTACACGATGATATTGTAGATGCTTTATGGATGGCAAATTTATCTCGAGAAGAGCTTGGAAGCAACAGAGGAGGTATTTATATTGGTAATATGCGAAAATAAAGATATGTATAGAGGTAACTAATGGAGTTTTGGTGACATTTAGCTTCATTATCTTATTTCTATTCATTACCATTGGTAGGGTTTTTTTAGCGTGTAGCATATTTTCAGCCATCTTGTGTTTTCCATTGTGTTTTCCCTACCTTAAGGAGCCCCGTTCTGGGGCTCTTTTAAATTCATTTGGAGAAGCAAAAAATTGTTCGTATATTTATATATATTAAAATAATAAGAGTTATGGATTATCACACTATTAGAGTATTAGGTTATTTTGCCCTTAACGGGTATTTAATTTATTGGATTATTAAAAAATGTCTAACTAAATTTGGTTTCATAAAAAATCGTTAATACATTTATGTTGTCATTGTTGTAGATGATATATTGACTGGGAAAAAGACGGGGCACGAAAGTGCCCCTCTTGCTTCACACGATTTAAAGAAATCCTATACATATTTATATTAAAACGAGTAATATGAAGTATACTGTTACAGTACCAGAATTTTTAACTATTGGTGACTATCAGAAATTGGCACATCTGGACCACTTGACTGATTTAGAGAAAACAATGGAGATTGTATATACAATTACTAATATCTCTAAAGACCAGTTAGGTAAATGGAAACCAAATGAATTAGCTGCTATTGCAGAATCCGTTATTAACTTAATGGACTTTGATTCAGCAACGTTCTACCCGATTATTGAATTTGACGGCGTATTATACGGCTATAGACCGGTTAGTAAAATGACTTTAGCCGAATATGTTGACTTAGAACGCTTAACAAAGGAACCAAATACAAATTTAGCTGATATTATGGCTATTTTGTATCGTCCTATTACTAAGAATAAAACTAATAGCTTAGAATTCCAGATTAAAAATGGAGTTAAGATAGCTAAAGGCACAGCTGAAAATCTATTTAAATACTACGAGATAGAAGAATACAGTAGTGAAGATAGAGGAGTGAATGCTGAAAAAATGAAATCATTTCCAGTTGCGTTTGCGTTAGGTGGAATGTCTTTTTTTTTAGGAATCGCGAGCAAATCCTTAAACAGTACAAACAGCTATTTACGTCGAGCGGAGAAGATGATGATGGAGACGGAGATGGACAAACTTATAGTCAGTATTGGGGATGGTTTGGGACAGTATATTCACTCTCTAAAACCGATATCCTTAACATCACAGGAGACAAGAGTATCTTTGACTTAAATTTTGTGTTCGTTTTAAACTATTTATCCATTGATTCTGACTATAATAAAGAATTAGAAAAAGCAAGAAAACAGAATACATCTAAAATATTATAATTATGGCAAAAGAAAAAGTAACAACCGAAGTATTAGATAGTACTGGTGTAAATAAGGTAGAGGTTAGCTTAGAACAAAGAGTATGGGATATGGCATTACAATTTAATGCTAACCAAATCGCTTCTATGTTAGCCATTCCAGTACAAGAAATTAGAGAAATTTTAGAGAAAAAATAATGCGTACCTACAAGCAAATAGTAGAATTATTTGAAACCGCTGCTAACGAGCACGTTGCGGTTAAATCATTTGCTACTGGTCCTTTATCTTATTTAGATTCTAACAATCAAAACATTCGTTATCCGTTTATTTTCTTACGTCCTATTACATCAGTAGGATTATTGGATAATACGCATTCATTAACGTTTGAACTGTATTCACTTGACGTTCCTAAGGTAAGCGATGAAAACGCACTTACTGTAATGTCAAATACAGAATTATACTTGTATGATATGGGTGCTTACATTCGTAGAGGTCCAGAACAACAGACATTAGATTTTTCAATGTCTAATATTAATCCTGTAAACGAGGCATTCCAAGATAGAGTATATGGTTGGGTTGCTAACGTAACAGTCATAGAACAAGCAGTTTACAACTATTGTAATTTCCCTACTGGTAGTGTCTAATAGAGAGAAAGTCATAGCTAAAGCCACTGACAGGCTACGTGAATTAACTATTAACGAGTTATTCGAGGATGGTTCTAATGCTACTGGTAGATTAGCCAATAGTATTAATTACATCCCAGAATTATCTTCTAATGGTAATACAGCGATAGCCTTAGAAATGGAAGACTATGGTTTTATCTTAGATTCAGGTAGAGGAGGTGCTAAACAAGCTGGTTCACAATCTTGGCAACCACAATTAGTAAATTGGATTAGAGCTAAAGGTATTAGACCACAAGCAGGTGTTACAGTAGAACAATTATCATACGCAATATACAATAGTATTAACCGTAAAGGATATAAGGCAAAACCATTTATCGAACCTGCATTAGCAGCATACGATGCGCAATTTGCAGACGAGTATGCAGAGGCAACAGCAAACGATATAGAAATTGATTTAGAAAAGATTAAGTAATGGCGATTACAATTCAGCAAGACCCTACCACACCTAATATTGCCAATAGTAATTTGGTTTTTACCGTTACTTCAACGCAGTATACGCAGGCACAATTTCAGTACGTGGTAGACATTAAAGACAAAAATGACACGCTTATACAACGTATAAAACAACAACCTAACCCAAGTGGTAAGGGTGTATTTGACGTGGCACAAATATTAGTAACAGAATTAGGACCAACTGATTTAGTTTGGGAAATAGATTCCGCTACAGGCAATACTGCTTGTGGTAAAGAATTTAACATTTATTTTGGTGAAGAATACGGTACATCTCCTTCTTCATCTGTTACTTCTTATACAGGTGTAGGTACAACAACTGGTTCAGCAGCTGTATCAGGTAGTGATTACTATTTTAACTTAGATGGTAACGTTGGACCTAATGAATTAGTAAACTGGAACTGGGATAGTGGTTCAAAATATCAAGAAGAAGAAATCGATGATATCACATTTAGTCACCAATTTGGTTTAACTAATTTCAATACACATTCAGTATATTTAGGTGATTACGCTACTATCTCTATTTTAAATGGTAACTTATATGGTGGTGTAACTGCTTCACAAGCACAAGATGTGTTCGCAATGATTGTAACTGAATACGATTCAGCAGGTTCAACATTAGCAACTACTACTTACTATAACAATTATACCCACGGAACACCAGCATCTGCTTCAGTATGGGGTAACATTTACACTTCACAATCAGAGTCTACACGTTTAATTCATTGGCCTGCTGGTCCACAGAATTTTGACGATGCTGGTAATACATTAAATGCTTCTACAACTTACTATACTTGTAAATTAGTAGCACAGCAAACTGATGGTTCACCTAATACAAATGGTGTGTGGGGAGAATATACGTTTAACATTGGTGAATGTTCAGGATTTACACCATTAAGATTTGCTTGGAAAAATGAATACGGAGTCTGGGATTATTTCAGCTTTACAAAAGCACAAAATACAAATGCGTCAATTACGAGAGAACAATACAAACAAACATTTGTCAACTTCTCTACGACCGCCAACACAACGTCTTATAGTCCGACAAGAAGAGGTGATACGCAGTATTACAACGAAATAGCTAAAGACAGACAAGCAAATAGTGATTGGTTAACACAAACTGATGCTGATAATTTACGTGAATTATTCTTTAGCACTAATGTGTATGTGTATGAAGATTCTAAATGGATTCCTGTAGTGCTTACAGATGCTTCTATTACAGAAAAAACAAATAACCTATCACAAAAGGTATTCCAATATAGTGTCAATTATAGACACGCAAATGAAGTAAGAGCAAGAGTATGATAGTATTACGCGCCTATAACGAGGATGGAAGTAAATACGATTTAGACGTACAACAGGGTGTTGACCTACGTTTAGATATTTCAGCTATTGAATCAGGAGAAATTGGTTCAGTATTTGGTATTTCATCCCAACAATTTGCCCTACCATCAACACAAGTGAATGATGATTATTTTGGTAGATTATGGAATATAGGTTCAACAGGTGCTACTTCATTTATTAAAACACAACCGTGTCAAGTATTATACAATGGTCAAGCTATTTTTACTGGTCGTATATACTTAGATAGTGTAATTACAAACCAACACGGTAATACAATTTATAATGTTGTAGTTGTAAACGAGACATTAGATTTTAAAGCACAAGTAGAACCGTTAACATTTGGTCAATTAGATTGGTCAACTTACAATCACAATTTAACATACGGTAATATTACTGGTAGTTGGGCAAATAATTTATTTTCAGGTTCAATTGTTTACCCATTAGTAGAATATGGTGTATCAGATAAAGATACACAATCAGCTACTTTAATAAAAAATGGTACTGGTGCAAATGCATTTACAAATGCTGCTTCACCACTACAAGTAATAGATTTTAAACCTGCTGTTCGTGTATCAACTGTATTAGATAGAATATTTGATGCTGTAGGTTATTCTTACACATCTTCATTCTTTGAAAGCGAGTATGCAGATAGTATATACGTTTTATCAACACGTGATGAAACAAGGGGTGCTTCATTTGCACAACCTATTTCACAATCGTTTAAAGCATATGCTGGTGCCCCTGTTTTATTAACTCCATTTGTACCTACAACAGTACAGTTTGATAACGAAATCTACGATAACGCAGGTAATTACGATACTGGTACTTATAGATTTACTGCAGGTGCTGATGGTAACTATTCATTTGCTACTTCAGTTAGAGTACAATTAACAGGTATTACTACAGCAGGTACTCCTCGAACTGGTTTACTTGACTTATACATTAATGGTGCTTACGCAGGTGTACCACCAGCATATTTTAACCTAAAAGGTAAAGCAAATAATTCACTACAAACATTAAATGCTAACTTTGCTAACGTTCCTTTAACATCAGGAGATTATGTGGAAGTAAAAATTACTTTCGAATCCGAAGATGGTGGGGAAGATATGGAAGTACAAGGTGGTTTAACAGCTACTACTTTTGAATTATACGCAGGTCCTTCTACTATTATTGGAGGTAGTGTTGATGTAGGTGCTGTATTTAATCCTAAGGATAATGTAATAGCGTTCTTAAACGGTCTAATACAGAAGTTTAACTTAGTAATCGAACCAATACCCAACGATGCTAAGACATTGTCTATAGAACCGTTTAATACGTGGGTAGACAATGGTAGTGTAGTTGACTGGACTGATAAAGTTGATAGGTCAATTAAATGGAGTATTAAACACCCAATGGCTGGTAAAGCCAAAACAATTACTTTTAGTGATGTAGAAGATAAAGATTCATCTAACCAATACACTATTCAAACATTTGATAAGATATTTGGTCAGAAAATTTACAATGCTGATAGTGATTTATCATCGGGTGAAAGAAAAATAGGTACGTTCTTTGCTCCTACACCTATGAAGTATATTGAAGGTACTTCTGATTTTATTGTGCCTGCTATTCATACAGTTAAAGAAGGACAAAAACAAAGATTCGCATTTAAACCACGTTTACTACACTTTGTAGGAACAGGTAGTGCTGATATGTTGTATGGTCGTAATGGAGATACTCTTACAACTGACGAATACTATTTTAAAGATGAAAGTGGTACTGTTAACGCATTGGATTATTACCCAATATTCCACCACATTAATCAATTACCAGCTACATCCGATACTAAAGATTTACATTTTGATAACCCAGGACAATGGGAATATCACCAAAACTTTGTAAACGCAAGAACACAAAAAGATGCGTTTTACGAGTATTGGGCATTCTATATAAATGAATTATACGACGTAGATTCGCGTTTATTAACGTGTAACGTTGTATTAACACCAAATGAACTGTCTGATATTAGACTTAATGATAAGATTTTTATAGACGGTCATTACTACAGAATTAATAAGATTCAAGGTGCTAATTTAACACGTAAAGATGCTGTAACAGTAGAATTACTAAAAACAGCACCTCGTAAATTATCTTATCCACGTAGAAGAATTTGGATTAGTGAAACAGATGGAGTATACAATGATGTAATTGCTGATGTTAACATTGGTTCAGGTATTGTAGTATATAATAATTTTGATACAGGCACATCTAATACTTCTTCTGTTGTATTAGGAGAGGCAGCACAACGTGATGGATTTGATTTTAAAGACGGTATAGTAAGCGCTGTTCCTTCACCTTTAAATCCTCCATCGACTAATATTTCTACCGGCGTAAACTACATTAGTGAACGCGCTACAGGGCTTTATGTTGGTGGTAGTGGTAACACAATTGAAGGTGCTTTAAGAGATTCTACCATTATAGGTTCAAATAACCAAGTAGCTGAAGATGCTACAAACATCTCTATTTTTGGGGATAATATTTCTACTACTGGTTCTATTTCTTCAGCGTTTGTAATTAATTCAACTACTGGTTCAGTATCGTTGGACAATGTAACGAATTTCGTTGCTATAAACCCTATAAACCCGATTACAACCGCATCATTTGCAGGTACAAGTGCCGGTACTATTTTAGGTAACGTTCGTCTTCAAGGTAATCAATTTTTCACAAGTGATATTGTTACAGGTTCAGCTGGTGATACTTTATATTTAACAGGTTCACACTTAGAACATTACGTACACTTGTTTGCTTGGAGTGGTTCAAATGGTACTTATACAGTTCAATTACCAGATGCTGGTGATGTATCAGATATACAATTACGATTCTCTACAAACGGAGATTTTAGTGGTGGTCCATCAATTGATTTAGTACCAAGTGGTTCACAAACAATCGGAGGTGACCCAGAATGGCCTTTAAACGCACCTTATGACGGAGTTTCAATTTATTCAGTAGGAACCGAGTGGTTAGTATTTTAAAATTTAGACAATGGCAATAAAAAGAGAGATAATCATTGAAGTTGACGACCAAGGGGCGATTAAGTCCATTGAAGGGTTAACTGATGAAATGAAGGATTTTGCCCGTGCTACT